TCCTTCTTCCACATCTTTTATCCTCTGCGCAACATATTTTTTATATCGTGGATTAAATTCTTGTACATGTTTATAATCAAATTCAAAATGCTTTCTTTCGTCAGAAACTCTATTTGATGCTATTGTATTAGAAAATAAACACTCGCCTTCACCAGCAACACCAACTAATGTTATTGTTGCGTTTGTTGCTGATCCCATAGGATAAACGTTTTCTGTTACTTCTTCTTCATTGGGTATTTTTTGTGCTTCATCTATTACAATAAAATCATAAGTATAAGAAAATAGATTTTTTGATAGCAACGAATGATTTCTTATTACAGAACCGTTTGTAAGCTGAATTGGATTTTTTGATTTTAATTCTGTACTAATGGAAGCATCACTTAAAAAAGGTTTTGCTTCATCCCTATCTAAAGAATCTGCAACCCTTGAAAATAGTGTTTTAGAGACTGTTTTTTCTGGCGCAAATATACCAACTTTGAATCCCTTTTCAAAATGCCCCAATTCGTCTTTATACAGCTTAGCTAATTTTGGCAATAGTATTGATAGTGCTTTTATAACAATAGCTATACTCTCTGTTTTACCAGCTTGCCTTGCTATTTCTACAGTAAAAACGGAGCCTTTGTTTAATAAGATATCTACAATAATTGCTTTCGCAATTTCAATTTGATATGGATAAAGTTTTATATTGTCAAACATCTCTCCAAAAGTTATAATTTTTTCTGCAATAAATTCTGTATCAAATTCTTTTACTTTAGTGCTATTTACTTCTTCTTCCACAAGTAACTCATAATCTACTTTTTCTTTAGTTTTACTTTTTTCTTTTTCATCTAAAAGACTCTTTACTCCTTCTTTACCTATTAAAATTGGCATCTAAATCTCCTATCTAAGGTGTACGAAGTATCTCAAACAAAGGTGTTGAATCATCATCTATGTCCGATAGCAACTCATATATAGCATCTCCGTAAACCTCTTTTATATTTTTTAAGTCTAAATTAGAATTTATCATTGTTCCTTTATTTGCATTTATTCTGAACCTAATAAAATTTTCTAGTGTTTCACCAGAAAATTCTTTCTTTTTATACTCTCTGCCGAAGTCATCTAAAACTAAAAAATCTTGATTTTTTACAAAATCATAAAAATCCCTATCATTAAAAAATAAGTCATAAAAAGTGTATACTGGTATAAAATAAAAAGCTGTTTTATTACATTTAAGAATATATTTAAGTAATGCGATAGATAAGGCTGTTTTACCGCTTCTATAATCACCAGATAAAAATATTCCTTTTCCTTTTTTGTACAATGAATGACTACCATAATTCTTTAATTTTTTAATAAGCGAATCCCATTCCGGTAAACCATACTGCTCAAAGCTCTTAAATGATATGTTCCAATATCTTTCTGGTATGAATCTGCTTTCATAGACTGATTTTATTATTCTACTGTTCATCTGAAACCCCAAGCTTTTTAAGTCTTTTGAGCGCGTTCACACTTTCTTGAACAGGTTGCTTTTTACTTGATTTAATATATCCGGTATAAATACTATTAAAATATGCACAAAAAGCCGGTAAGGTTACTGTATCCAAACCATATAATTCAAAGTTGTCTAAAGCATATTTATAAGCATTTTTTATTGTGCCTAAATTTATTTTTTCGCCTGTTGATGGATTTTCTGAATTTTTAATTAATTTCTTTAGACATGCCATTTGTTTGTAAATTTCTGTTGTTTCTGAGAAATTGAATTTTTCATAAAATAAAATATTCATTTCCCTTAGTAAGCTAACAATAGGTACATCCTCTGGTGTTTTGTCTAAATTGGAATATCTTCCAATAAACTCACTACCTTTTTTTGCAACTTTTGGTTTATTTTCTTTTTCTTCTGGGCTTTTATCCATAAACCATCTCACCTCGTTTCCTTCCAATGTCCCTAAAATTATTTTGTACTGATCTTCCTCTGATTTAATTTTTGATACTTTAATTAAATTTAATTCTATTAAACTTTTTAGATGATTTATCATTTGTTCTTTTGTAATATTGAACATCTTAGCTAAATTGTTTAAGGATATTTTTATGTAAATAAAATTATTTTTTGTTTGCTGGCTATCAAGCCATAATTTTTTTAATACAACATAAAAAACATATAACTTTTTTTCTATAAGAGCCTTGTATAATGAACTATTTACCGCTTGCATAATTCCCTCCATACAGTCTAAATATAATTTCTCCCCTTCTACATTCCCAAGTTCCTAATACAAGCACGTTTTTTATAAATTTTATTAAATTAGCTTTTTCTAAACTTTTTATTGAATCTTCGGCTAAAATGGTATTAAAAAATACCGGTACTAAAAACCCTGAACTCCTTAAAAAAAGTATTTGTGAATCATTGGTTTCTAAAAAACACCGAGAAAATAGAAACATTAACGTATTATAATTACTCTCAAAAATTCTATTTTCATTTCCAGACCCAATAATAGCCGATTCAAAAAAATTCATTTATTGACACCTCTTTAGTCATTTGCTGTATTATAGCACAAAAATTTTGATGTGTCAATACCCAAAAATCAGCTAATTATTTTTTATCTGAGTCAAGATAAAATTTATATAATTTAAAAAGTTCTTGTATACCTTCCCAAAGAATAGTGTGTTTTCTCCACAAATCATCCATTTTATCTGTTCCGGGGTATGTTTTACTTATTTTTTTAAGTATTTTTTGGGAATGTTTCATAGCTTTCAAAATTTTTTGCTCATAAATAAAACATGTGGAATCAACCAAAATAATCACCACTTTAGTTTAAATCTAATAATTTTTATTCAAAAAAGTTTAACCAACATTATAAAGACGTAAAATAAATCTTATTTATTTCAAAACATTTTTATAGCTATTATTATACCAATTCTGAAATACAGTCTGCAAGCCTGTTATAGAGAACGTTCGTTTTAAGGCTATTTACAGCCCCTGTGAGCGTTTTACATACCGTTTAGGTATAATTTACCACAAAGCATATTAAAACGCCTCACGGAGGCTGTGAGGTACCTTAAAACGGAAATAAAAGTATCTATCTCATGTCAACATTCTACCTATAAAAAATTTCCAAAAAGTTATCTTAAAAATTTTATCAAAATAAAAATAATTTTTCCGGAAATGAAATAAAGTCACTTTGTTTTACGTCTATATTTTTATAAAAACATGTTCTTTGAAAATTTAATAGTCAAAAATTGACTATAATGCCAAAAGATAAAAATAAACTATAAGTTTAACCAACAGTAGATTTATAGAAATAAATGCAACTATTAGTTGAAAAATTCTTCAAGCTACTATAAGTAATAAAGAACTAATATATATATATATATATTATTTATATATTATTTATTATTTATATATTATTTATTATTTATATATTATTTATTATTTATATATTATTTATTATTTATATATTATTTATTATTTATATATTATTTATTATTTATATATTATTTATATTGTTTTTATTAATAATAAAAAAGAAAATCACTTTTTTATTATGCAAAAATTTTCCAAAACCGAAAATTTTATGCACTGAGAATACTCTAAGACTAAGAAGATAAAAACATTTTTAACCAAAATGGTAATACAAATAAATAAACATTTTATGTTTTCATACTTTTGTTAGAAACATTTTCTATTTTACCATTTCAGCAAATTTTGCTGTGTTAGAAATAATTTAACTTTTTTATTAAATAAAATTTGAAAAATTTGGAGGATATACATGTTAAAAATTGAAGAAACAAAAGAACAATCAAATGGGGATTCCTTGGAGAGAAGTGAAACTTCTAATGGTTCCGAAATTCAACCTACGGTTGATACTTCCAAGAAAAAAAAGACAGTAACAACTACAGAAAAACAAGAAAATGTGTCTAAAGACACTACTGAAAAGGTTTCAGAAGTTAAACCTACGGTTTCATTAGAACAATTTAAAGGTTTGGAACAATTAAATATTCAAAAATCAAAAGAAATTGAGGAATTAAAAAAATCATTAGAAGTTGTTTCACAGAAATTTTCTCAAATTACAGAAGTTTTTTCGCCTAAAAAAGAACTTTCTCCGGAGGAGAAAATGAAACTTACGACTGACGAAGTCAGTAAGAAGACAGACGATGTTGTGAAACAACTACAAGAAATGCAAAATGAGTTAAATAAAACAAAGTTAGAGCTTTTCAAAGAAAAGCATTTATCCACCTTTGGTGGAAAAGTAATTCCAGAACTTATCAAAGGAAACACAGAAGATGAAATTGTTGAATCAACAAAACAATCGAATTTAATTTATGAAAAAATTTTGAAAGAAGTTGAAGAGAAATTACGTCTTAGTAATGCTGAGGAAAAATCTAAAACTAAATTGCCCGGAAATAAAGTACCTGCAACAGAAAGAAATCCTCTTATTGAGGACAATGCAAAGAAAATAAGTGGTATGTCTTTAGACGATTACGAAAAAAACAGATCAGAAATTATGAAACTTTTGAAAAATTATGTTTGATTTTTTATGTTAAATTTTAAGGAGAAATAATTATGTCAATGAATACCGCGAGTTATGAAAATTCTGGTACTGGTTATGTTCCACTTGATGACGTTATAAAAGAAGTTTTATCTAAGGAAATACTTCGTGCGGCGATGCCCGAAACCGTATTTTTACAGGCTGCCGTACAGAAAGAAGATTTAAACAGAGAAGCAGGACTTCAAATCGATATGGTAAAGTTTGGCGCTTTGGAAAAAGGCGGGGCTTTAAGCGAACACATTCCAATTCCAACTAACAATCTTGAGTCCAGCACAGTATCTATTACTGTTGGAGAAAGAGGTAATGCTGTTGCAGCGTCTAACCTTCTTATTCAAGCTGGAAGAGTGGATATTCTTATGGAAGCGGCAACCGCTTTGGGAGAAGACGCCGGACTTGTTTTGGATACCGAAGTAAGAGATTCGTTCTACAATAGTTCTAACACTTTATTTGCTGGTACCGGAAGCACTCAGCAATCCCATGTTCAAGCTTCGGATATTTTAACTTATGAAATGATCGATACTATTATCGAAAGAGCATCCAGACTTCATTCCAGACCGTTTATTGCTCCTAACGGAGAAAGATACTACGTTATGTTTATTCATCCGAGACACTTTACCCAACTCAAACGGCAAGTAACTGACAATATGGAAAGATTTAACAGATTGACTTATGTTAAAGATTATCCTGCTGGAAGACCTGTTTGGAGAGGCGAAATTGCTCAAATTGACAATATTAAACTGATTTCTACACCGCTTGTTAAACAAGCAATTGATGCAACAGAGACTTGGTCCTATGATGCAACACTTGTTGGTACATCCGGTTCTGACACGTTGCTTACTGCTGTATTCTCTGGATACAACGGAGTTGGATTTGCTGTACGTGAACCGCTTTCTTTCAGAGAAAACGGCGTTGAAGATTTTGGTCGTATTAGAAAATTAGCATGGTATTCTATTTGGGGTAGCGGGCTTGTTAACGAAGAATCCACGATGCTTATTTATACGGGTTCTGACGTAACTGCTTCTACATAATAAAATTTTGCCCCCTTAAATGGGGGCTATTCCTTTAGAGGTGTGAACGAATGAAAGATTTAACGAAAATAGAAATAGAAGCCGGAGAAGAAAAACTTAAACCAGCAAAATCAGATTTAGTTAATTTAAGAAAAAAAGAAATTAAAGAAAGCATAAAAGTTGAATTTCTAAAAGAAACAAAAAATTTTATTGGTGATACTATTATCAGCGGAAAAGTTGGGGAAACAAAAGATATTCCTTATTCAGCTTATCTTGTACTTGTTAAGAATAAAAAAGTGAGAAAAGTATAAAATGAACTGGTATAATGCTGTTGTTCCGTACCTCGGTAAATGGGCTATTGATAGCGATCTAACTGTTGATTACATCAACTCTGTTATTAAAAATATTTGTGATTCAAACGGTGTAAGTTATTATAATACACTTAATTCAGACAAAGCATTTATAATTTATGAATCAGTTGCACAAATATTTATGATTTTATCTACAAAATATGCAGACAGTTATCCGCTACCTTTAGCTATAGGAATTACAGCAGACAGAAGTAAAATAACAAAAAATTTGCTTGAAATAGCGAGCACATGGCAAAAAAGAGCGGATGAAGAAAGAAAGAATCTTTCTACAAGCATAACTATAACAAGATTAGAAAGATTATCAGATTTTTCTGACGAAGAATTTCGTTTATCAACACCAATTATAACTATTCAATCCTTACTGAATAACAAGATAAGAATTATTTGGGACTTAGAAGAATCAACTTATTTTGTAAAATATGAACTATACTTAGATTCTGAATTGATTTATACTTCTGAAAACAGATATTTGAATTACTATGACATAGACGAAACAACCGGAACAATAGAACTTAGAAAATATTCTTCGGATGAAGTGTATAGTTTTGCGGAGTTAACATTATGACAGACTTGAATGAATTAAATGAAGTTTTAGTTATATCTTCAATAGAAAAAACTTTATCTGAAAAAATATTTGATGATTATGGTGTTCTAATAGACAACAGTGAGCAGTATTTTAGTTTATATAGAAATACTGGAGAAAGAGATATACACAACAGGTTAAAAAATATTTATGAATTAATACAGACTGGACAAGGTTATTTTGTACTTAAAGGCGTTATTACAGAATATGGAAAAGGAAATTTACAACAAGTTCAGCAATCTTACTTGTTAACAAATATAGAACCGCTTTTACAAGACAGAATAGAATTTTCTGGTATAACATATGAAGTTTCTAAAATATTAACATTTGGTTCTATAAAGCAAGTGTTTTTAGAAGAGGTTAAACGTGGTTAAGGTAAATATTTATTCTTCTGTTGTAAAGAAAAATTTTAAGAATCTTGATAAAGTTGTTACTCTTATTACACAAATGGCGGCAGAAGAATGTGTAGAAAGAGCCAAAGACATTGTTCATATAGACACAGGCGCTTTGATAGACTCAATAGGTATACGTAGCATAAAAGACACAAAGCATGGTCAAAGTTATATTGTTGCCGCTGGTGGATTAAATACAACATTAAATTATTCTGGTCAAGACTATGCGGCTTATCATGAATTTGGAGGAAGATGGTTTAACGGAAAACCTACACCACGTGTTTTATATATGTCAAAAGCATTAGATTCTATGAAACGCGATGACTATTTTGGAGTTACATTTGTTAATTTGGCTAAAAGATACATTAAGCAACATGGAGGAAAGTATCCATTATGATTGATTCTTTTTCTGGGTTTTCAGTAAACGCAAAAAATGAGCTAATTGAATATTTAACAGATTATTTGCCGGAAATAGAAGTTCGTGATCCAACAGCCGACGATGAATATACATTAGACGGAACTGATTATAAAGTGTGCGTTGTAAGAATAAATACATGGAAAGACCCACAACATGTTTCTATTAAAGGAAATGTTGCTATAGAATTAGTTTATAGCACAGCTTCTGAAATAGAAGAAGATTCGGCAACAATAAGAGAATTGCTTATGTATGATTATGTAAATGGTGAAAGAATAAGTAAAGTTTTTACGTCTAAAGAATATAATGGAGTAAAATATATTTTTTGGATGGATTTTTCTAATGATTATGATACACAATATTATCCAGAAGTAAAAGAATATAGACGAATACAAACTTTTGAATTTATTGCAACAATAGTTCATGTGTAAAATTTTAAGGAGAATTTATTATGGCGACTAATGTTCAAAATGTAGATTCAATAACTTTAGGAAATGGAATATTATACGTAGGAACGACAACTGGTAGGAATGTTGGTTTGTTGTTAAATGACGTAACTTTTAATTATACGGTAGACATGCTTCGTTTGGAAGCCGGTATTCCTATTATGCTTGTTAAACAGGCAAAAAGGCAAGAGACAGCGACACTCGCCGCGGAATTGTGTGAAATTACACCAGACAATTTACAGCTGATGATGGGTATTTCAAGTGATTATGTGAGTACCGTTTCTGGTACTTCTACGACTCGTATTACGTTCGGAGGCGCGCCTGGCGGACTTCCGGAGGTTCCTATTACGTTTGTACATACCAGACCCGACGGAAATACTATTACTATTTTCTTTAACAAAGCCCAGACTTCTGGTAGTTTGGATTTTGCGTTTACTGATGGTTCTTGGATTTCAACAGAAGTAACTTTTGAAGCTGTTGCTGATGCTTCTGCCGCAACCGGCGCACAGCTTGGCTATCTGGAAATTACTAATAACGCTAAATAATTTACGCGGGGCTAACTGCCCCGCTATTATAAAATTGGAGGGAAAATTTAATGAAAGCATTGGATTTTGGAGAAGAACTTAATACACTAATTCCGGCTGAGGTAGAAATTTTAATTGGAAAATCAAGAGAAAAGGCACGAAAGATTACTCTTTACCCCTATTCTTTATCTGATTTAAGACGAGTATCAATGATGGTTGAGAAACTTGTAGGACTTCTTTTTAAGAAAGAAAAAAAAGAAACAGACAAAGAAGATTCTATTGAAGATTTTGTACAAAACAATCTTGATAAAGTTGCAAGAATTATTTCTGTTGCAACCTTTTCTCCTGATGCTGGAAAATACACAGAAGAAGAACTTAATAAAAAAACTAATGAAATTATGGAAGAGCTTACTCTTAAACAGATGATTTTTGGATTCCAGAAAGTTATGGAGGTAAATGACACAAGTTTTTTAGTGAGCGGAGTAATGAATCTGGTGAAAGGAATTTCTCAACCTCTAGCAGAGACAACAAGCAAGAAGAAAAGCTAACATGGTCTACAATATTTGAATTATTCAGTACAAGCTATGGATGGACTCCTTCGGAAATATATTCATTAACACTTCCACAGATATTTGAGTATGTATCTGCAATGAACAGAAGACTAATAAGAGAAGTTGATACAGCAGGAAATAAAGGAAATGCAAAAAAATCTGGAAGTAGATATGTCAAAGAAGAATCGCTTCCGGGTGGAGGAAGAAAAAGAATTATAGATGGCTCAAACATACCTATATCTCAGCTAGAAAAAATGGGCTACGGTCGTAAAAAAATAGGTTAAAATTACAGACTTGTATAACAGCCATTAAAAATAGTTATGGATTACGTTACAACAAGCAGGTGTTCAAATGGACTTCGGGACTGTATTTGTTGAGTTTAGGTCTAATGTAGATAAATTTACAAGAGAATTAAGACAAGTTGGATTCCAATTAAATGTTATGGAATCTCTTGCCAAAAATCAAGAGCAAGTATGGAGAGCGGTTGCAACAACCGCTTTCTATTTTTCAAGAAAAATGACAGATGGTATGCTTGGTTTGGCAGAAGCCGCTGGTGAAGTAGATCAAAAAATGGCGGGTCTGAGAACAGTATTAAAAGCAACAGACGCAGAATTTGAAAACTTAAAAAATACAGCAAGAGAATGGTCTAATGAACATGTAACATCTGTTAATGATTTATTAGAAGCAAGTTATAATATGGCTTCTGCTGGATTAAATATATCACAAGTAATGGCAACAATGAAAAACGCAAGTATATTAGCCGCAGGCGCTTACGGTACAATGGAACAAGCCACATCATTATTAACAAATGCAATGAATGTTTTTGGAAATACAATGCCTTCTTATATCAGTGATATGTCTAAAGCCGATGAAATGACAAATGTTTTTGCTTATACAGTACAAAAATTTAAAATTATATTACCCCAGTTAGAGAGTGGTATGGCTCGTATTGCTGGGGTTGCTTCGGCTTTTGGATTTGATATGAGTGAGGCGGCAATAGCATTAGGAGCATTAACAACCGCAGGTTTATCAGCAGAACAAGCCGGAACGGCTATAAAGAATTTTTATGAGAGATCAGCAAAAGCCGCAAAAGAAATGGGTTTGCAAGTATTTGATTCATCCGGCAAAATTCGCGGGCTATATGATTTATTAGGAGATATAAAACAATATTATGGGGGGGCAATAGATTCAGCAGAAGAGTTTGCTCATGCACAAGGAATATTTACTACACGTGGATCACAAGTTATAACCATTTTACAAGGAATATCCGAAGAACTTAGAAATAATTCTATCGAGGCTAAAAATTCTGCCACAGCAACAGAATTAGCAGCAGAGGTAGAACAAGGTTTTTCTGCTCAAATGACAATACTTTCTAACAACTTAAATAACTTAAAAGTTGCTTTTGGTGAAGGTTTGACTGTTACTATAAAACTTGTTGCGGATGGTTTAGGTGCTTTATATTCAATACTTCAAGCCATGCCTGGGTGGATTCAAGCGGTTATATCAACCTTTTTATTATTTAGTAGTGTTGCTATAACAGTAGTTGCCGGAGTAGCAATGATAAAGAAGTCTTTTGGGGCACTTATTACACAAATTAAAACTTTGATTATAGGCGTTCCAATACTCGGCACAGTATTAAAAGCGGCATTTAGTCCAGTAGGATTAGGAATTATGGCAGCTGTAACAGCTATTAGTATTGTAATAGATTTAATTTCTAAACAGAAAGAAGAAACAATTAAAGTAAATGAAGAAATTGCTAAGCAAGCAAAAGAAGTAGTAAATTTATATACAACTTATAAAGCATCTGAAAATGCAATGAAAAACAACACTAAGTTTGCGGAAGAGTTTTTAAGTGTTCAAAAAGAGCTAGAAAAATATTTACCAGAATCAAGTAAGACAAAAATAGCGGCAGTAAAAATTGATGGTTCAGACGAAGAAATATTAAAAGCAATATCAGAAGAATTAGATAAAATTGGAGAAAAGTCAAGAGAACTAACAAAGAACACACTCGAAATAGAAATAGCTGGCGAGTGGGATAAACTTATAAAAACAAATGAAGAATTAAATAAAATGAAAGTAATAAAAAATGAAATTGGTGATTTAGAGGCAAGATATAATGAAATTGTGCAAGCCCGTTCAAATTTACCAGAAGGGTATACAACAGAAAGATTTGAAGCGGCAGCACAAATCGGTAATAAAATAAATGAGTTAGATGATACATTTAAAAAGTTAGGGCTAACAATAATTGATTCAAAAGGAAAATTGAAAGAATATGATCTTATTGCAGCAGAGCTTGCTGTTGCTTTTAATGACATTTCACAAGAAGCAGAGACGTTTCAAAGTAAAATTAATGATCTTTCACAAGAGTCGTTAAGTCTAACAGACGCACAATTTAAATTTAGAACAGAGATTTTAGGTGCATTTAAAGAGATAGAGAATAGTGTAGACCCTGTAAATACTAAAGTAGAAAAATTGGGTTGGTTAATTAAGAGAGTAGAAGAACATCAAGCCGCTGGCGGTGGGGCGCAAGACGTATTAAACGTATTAATAGAAGGTTATGACAAGCTCACAGCAAAAGTAAGAGCTTATCAAGAAGAATTAGCAAAAGTATCTGTTGTTGCATTAGAAACATTTAATAAAATTAGTGATATAG